AATGCACTAGAATAAGGAAAGCTATGAAGAAAGAGTTAGAACCTGTACTTGAAAAGCTTGGTATCAACCAGGAGAGTGTCCTTGAGGGGATAAAGCAGGTTGCGGACTGTTCTGAGAAAGATGACACCAAGCTTAAAGCCTTATTCAAACTATCTGATATCCTGGATCTTGAAGATAAAACATCTACCAAGGTTACACAGCTTACAGGTGTGCAGTTTAGTGGATTCAGTGACCAGCAGTTAGAAGATGTCCAAAGACCTCAGGAGCTAGAAAGTGGCTGATAAAGACAGATACGGATTTGACTACAAAGGTACCTTGCCCTTAGATTTTGAAACTTTCCCAGAAAAGTTAGATATATTCGAAAAAGGGAAGGTATCTAACATATATACTGGATCTTATGAAGCTGATGGTAAGCATTTGTTAATGCCAGGTATGATGGAAGGTTCTGCTCTTACACAAGATAAAATTTATGACTTAATGATGGAAGGGAAGCATTTTGGAGTATATGATACTAAAGAAGATTTGGACAGGGCAGATGAACTCATACATGAATGGTTTAAGAGGCTAAAAGGCGGTAAAGTGCGTATGACCACTGAAGATAAAATTATGGATTTCATTAAAGATTTATAAAGATAGGATGAGCTTTGAGAAAGACCTGGTAAGAGGACAAAGAGCAGAAGAAGAGGCATTAGAATACATAAAAAAGATATATTCTGATGCTTATATTGTAAATGGGTACTGCAAAGAATGGGATATCTACATACCATCTATAGGACAGGGTGTAGAAGTCAAATATGATCCCATGTCTAAAGAAACTGGGAATATCGTTATAGAGGTTTCCTTTAATGATAAACCTTCAGCCCTTTCAACTACTAAAGCTTACAGGTGGGTTTTTTATACTAAAGAAGAAATGATTGTCACTACCCCCGAAAGAATCAAACAATTAATCAATAAACATAACCTTTCAACAGTACAGTTTACTGGTAGAGGTGATTATCATCCAAAAAAAGCATACCTGATGAAATTGGATATACTTAAACAGAATGCAATATTAGTAAATAATAAGTAAATTTAAACATAGGAGAATAACATGCCAGATACACAAGCATTTTTAAACCAGGTACATACATCTATAGAGGCTGCACAGGCAGAAGGTGGAATGACTAGAGAAAATATAATTAAAGTACAGAAAAACCTTGCTTACTATAAAGAGATGGGCGTTGAGCCAACTGGAGTTTTAGATGCAGCTACAAAAAAAGGTGTCCAAGCTTTCTATAGTACCTATTATGAGAGTCCTAATAACTCAGAAAAGAACATCATTGCTGGTGAAATGAAAAAAATGCCTGGTTATAGTACTTAAGTTATACTTTTTGACTTGTAAAGTCCATTTTTTGTATAATAAGGTACGTTAAATGGCAAATTCCGACAATAAAGTGTTCGATTTTATGTCTGCAGCTGATAAAACTGCAGTATTTATGGATGATAGTCAACTCAGAGAAGAACAATACACAAGAAAACTAAGCGGATTATCCTATAAAGATGTAAAAGACACAGATATGGAAAGCGATTGGCTTGATTTACAAGGTCAATTGTATGGTACTGTTTCTGAAGAAAAAAGAAATGTAGTTCAAAGAAAGGCTGATGAGCTTTATCAGTCTGGTCCTTTAGGCACAGCCGCTACAGTTGTGGCAGATATTCTTCCTGGTATTCCTTTTGTTGATATTATTGATCCTCCTGAAGAACTTTCAGAACCTGGTATGCAGCAAGTCAGAAATATTCTAAATCTTGTAGGTGTAGCTGGAGGCTTACTTAAAACTCCACAAGCTTTTGGAAGAGTAGCTACAAATATAAGAGAACCTTGGGGGTATGGAGGCAGTATTAAATCTATAACCAAACATCTTAGAGATAAAAGTACGATAGGCAAGGCAAAAAAGCTTGCAAAATCAGTAATTAAAGATGAACCTATATATCCACGTGGTCTCCCAAAGAATCTGATAGGGTGGGGGATGTCGGATAGAGAATATCTAGCAGCCAGCGATGCAAGAGAGTTCTTATATAGAAAGATGTTTGGACTAAAACCAAGACGTGGAAAAAATATATTCAAAGAAAATAAAGATGGTACTTTAAGTTTTAATCCCAAAAGTGCAAGGGCACAATTGCTAATAGATGATGTGATTTATAATGAATATACTCCGCATAAAGTAATGGGGCAATATTCAAGAAAAGAGCTTGGTAAAGGTAAAGTTCAATATGAAGATATTTGGGATTTTAAAATGAATCCTTCAGATTGGAGCAGAGTTTTCAATGCAATAAAAAGAAGAGACTTAGGAGAAATTGGTATGGGTGCAGGGCAAGCAGCAGTAAGATCATTAGTTCATCTAATAACTAAACCTTCACATATAAAAGGAGTTGCTGTTTCTCCAGAAAAAATATCAGAAACTGTTAAGATCAACTGGAAAGAATTAGCAAAACGTGCAGGTAGTACAAAATTGTCATCAAAGGCGCAAAAAGAATTTCTTAAGCATCTCAAGTTTTCTCAATCTATGAGACCCGCTATCGCAAAGAAATCTAAATTTTTTGAATGAATATAAATTCTCAAAATGTATCCAAGGCTGAAGAACAGCTAAGACTCGCACATAAAGACTTGGTTGCCTTTGGTAAATTATTCCTTCCTGATGATTTTATGCGTAGTGAAACTCCATTCTTTCATTACGAAGTAGCAGATGCAGTCAATGACCAAAGCATAAGGCAGTTAGCAGTCATTCTGCCACGTGGTCATGGAAAGACTGTACTGACTAAATGCAGTATTATGCATGATTTCCTCTTTACTACTGAACCACTCTTCTATGGATGGGTGGCTGCAAGTTCAAAGATATCTGTGCCTAACCTTGATTATGTCAAGTATCATATTGAATATAATGATAAAGTGAGATATTATTTTGGTGATTTGAAGGGTAAAAAATGGACTGAAGATGATATTGAACTCAATAATGGCTGTAAACTTATATCTAAATCCAATCTCTCAGGGATAAGAGGTGGAGCAAAACTCCATAAAAGGTACGATCTTATTGTATTGGATGATTTTGAAGATGAGAATAATACTATTACTCCTGAGAGTCGCTCGAAAATATCAAACCTTGTTACAGCGGTTGTCTTTCCTGCGCTGGAGCCAAAAACAGGAAGATTAAGAATTAACGGCACTCCTGTGCATTATGACTCCTTTATCCAGAAAATACTGGTAGGCTATCAACAATCTCTAAAAAGAGCTGAAAAGTTTAGTTGGCATGTTATAACCTATAAAGCATTACAGGAAGACGGCACTCCTCTATGGCCTGACTGGTTTGGCTTAAAAGAGATGGAAAGGAAAAAGAAATTCTACCAGGATTCTGGCTCTCCGCAAAAGTTCTACCAGGAGTATATGATGGAAGTCCAGAGTGCTGAGGATGCAATATTTACAAGAGATCACATTAAATACTGGGATGGTAAATTCTATGTTGATGAAGAGACAGGGCTTTCATTCATTGACGCAAATAATCAAGGATTCCAACCGTGCAGTGTATTCGCAGGCGTTGATCCTGCCACTGACTCAGCAAGAAGGGATTCCGACTTCTCCGTTCTGATAGCTGTAGCAGTTACACCAGACAACAGCATATATGTCCTTGATTATATTAGAAAACAATCCATCCCAGTATTGGGTATCCCAGGAGAAGAGAAGATTGGTATTGTAGATTATATGTTCCAGTATGCTAAAAGCTATAAACCAAACCTTTTCACAGTAGAAGATACCACTATGAGTAAGCCTATCTTCCAGACTCTTAACTCAGAGATGAGAAGAAGGAATGACTTTTCTATTGGTTATAGAGCTGAAAAGCCAGGTACAAGGATGAGTAAAAGGGATAGGATACAGGAAATACTGGCTCAGAGATTTTCCATAGGGCAGATACATCTTAAGAAGACACAATATGATCTGCATAGAGAAATAACAACATTTGGTCCCAGAATGGCACACGATGACACTATTGATGCTTTAGCATATGCAGTCAAGTATGCCAACCCTCCTATGGCTGCAGGTCAG